CTTCATTTAACTTTTCCTATTTTACAATCGACGCTCAAGTCTATTTGTAGCTTTGTTTCAGCCCAATCGTGTTTTTTTGCCGTAGTTTTCTTTGCTTTGAGTGGGGAGATTACGAAGAGCGCACGTGTTTTCGCATGTTCGAATTTGTTGCTTCTGTTCGCGTTCGCGGTAAATGCCATTGCGTGTAGATTGGTAACCATCAGGTTTAGGTGACCCGTATTTAGCGCCCATGTTTAACTCCTTAGTATTATTTGCAGTCCTTCTTCTTCATTTTAGCCTTAAGCACAGCGTTGCCCATCATCTTTTTATCAAGCTTTACGTCTTTAGCTTCAGAGCCTTTAATCATCTTTTTTACTATCTTCTTGGTTATTTCTTTTTTCATTTTGTAATCCATCTTTAAGTTGAGCAAGTTCTCTGTTTAACTCCATTAAGGGAGCATTAGAGCCATAGTGTTTGTACCAGCGTCGTTCCAATATCCACGCATCAGATTGCCATTTCTCCACATGAGACGCAATATTGTCATTGTGCTCAATAATGCGCTCCATTTCTGCTCGTTTTATGTCCTCGGAAAAAATTGCGTACTCGGAATCAATCCCTTCTTTTCGATGGAGACGTCCTTTAGCTAGCCATTCGTAAAGAGTGTCTTCGCAAATACCGTTACCTTCGGCTGCATATTCATAGGGAACACGGCTTCGAATTGCTTTAACAATAGCTGCACGCCGTTCAGGCGTAAATTTTGAAGGGCGTCCACTGCCTTCTTGAGCATATTCAATTTTAGGCTTTGGTTTCCCGGCCATATCACTAATCCTTTAGTGTATTTGTTTTAACAAATGTATATTACTTGTTCTTTCTTTTTAATGCCAACATAACAACAAATAATATTACGGACTCAAGCCCATCAGCAGAGGCTGATAATGAATGAAACTCACTACTATCTATATTCCCGTCACTTAATGCTTGAACAAGATTTGTAACAAAAGTTATAGAACACAAAACTGCTGGAACCGATATTGCAATGTGTGCATTGTTTTTTAATTTGCTAAGAAGTTCGTTCATGAATGCATCCTTATTCAATCAGCTCAAAATGGACTAAATCATTAAACTTTTGGTCTGTAATGTCTTTGTCTCCATCCCAGTCGCCGCCAAACCTCACGCTATGCGTCATTTTTCCATCATCTTTTAATTTTTGAGCAATGCCCATGACATAACCTGCAAACCAATAAAAACGTTTGCTGTTATTCCAGTCAATGGGATAAGGCGATACATCAATAGCCATTGATGGTAGTCGATTGTGATTGCCGTGAGGCCAGTGAAGTTTTGTATTGCCTTTAGCAAAAGCGGCCTCTTGGTCGGCTTCATTGCGATAACCTTCCAATACAGTGCAGTCAAAATATTTAACCACCTCATACATCAAGCATTGTAAATCAGGATGGCACGTTGTTAGCTTGGAGAATGACGCCTGACTAAACTTTGGCATGTTCACGGTCCTTGTTGAATCGTTAATCTAATCTTAGCGCACTAATAAAAACCCGCCGACTTGCGTTAACGGGCAAACAAGGAAGTTTAATAATGGAAAAGTCATATTCACGTCAGGAGGTACGCTTCAATAATTCTTTTGCCATCTTCCCAACCATAACAAAATTCCCCGGCGTAGCCAACCCTTTGCATACGCTCAATCCATGCCTCTTGTGCAATCCACGTGTCAGACCTGCGCGCTGACGGGGGGTACTTCATGTTGCGCTTAACCTCTAGCCATAGGCCGTGATAGGTTTTAGTAGGCCAGAACAAAGCCAAGTCACTTACACCAGGCCGTAAACCCATGAGCTTTAGATTGAATCCTTGCGCCGGTGTGCGCTTTCCCTCGTTGTTGTTCTTACAAAAGTACTCACGAGCAATTGGGTGGTAGCTTAGCCAGCCCACTAGCGCCCTTTGCTCCTGGTTCTCGCTTGGTATCGCTAACTTTGCTGTCATCCTTGACCTCATCGTTGCCGTATAAATGATTAATCATGTCCTTGAATGACTTGGAGTCACTTAAGCTCGCTGTCTTCTTGCTCTGTTTCATTCTTCAATCTCTACTGGTTCGGGTATGCAAAAATGTGTAACGTCGTTAATTTGATCGCCATCAAAACATTCCCACTGGTAGCTACCATCTGGCATTTCGATATTGGTTGCTAACTTAATGCCGCCGCCTCTAGTTCTAACCATGCAATCAGAACAGGTTACAGATGGCTTGTGTGTTCTTACGCTATACCATTTCATATCTTCCTCTCCGGGTAATATTTCAACTGCTCAACCATCTCCTGATAGCAAGCAATCGCGTCCTCAATCAACTCATCAGGATGAGCTTCTATCACTTCCTTGCAGTGCTGCCTAAGGAATTCTATGTCATCACCACCGTAACCGTCTGACACGCTCCTAATCAACGTACACAGGTAATTCTTTCGAGCTATCCATAGCCCTCGGTTCATTAGTCACCCCAGTTCTTGTACATCTTCGTTGGCTTGTTGTTGCCACTCCGTGCGTTGTCCACCACGTCACGTTTTTCAGGCGGTATGTAGCCACACTCACGCAGGTAACGCGCCGTTTCGTCCTTGTTCAATAAGCGTTGACGGTCATAAGCGTACTTAGCAGTAAGCCCAAGTACGAAATGCTCAGGTACAGAAAGCAAGTATTTCTCATAGTCCGCTCGTTGCTCACCCTTTTCTCCTATCTTCTTTTCGTCAAATTCTATGGGCTTCATGTCTTTAAGTCTTGCGGCACCTTCTTCGGCAAATTTCCTAAACTCTGCCATGTTTTCCTTGAACCCTTTGCGTTCCTCTGGCGTTGCGACCTTTGGATGCTCAACAGGAGGAAGGCTTAATTGCTCCCTCTTAGCCTCTAACTGCGCCCACTGTTGCTCTGGGTTTCCCACGAAGTTAGCCTTGCAGTCGCTATAAACTGCGCGAACCTTCCTGATAATCTCCTCGGCTTTGCCGTTGGTTAACATCCAGCCGCCGACCTTATCGTACACGAGCTTAACCATGGGGTGACTGAAGTTGCGGTCAACCATAAGCTTGATGACCTCATCCTCGCTGGGTACGCCAGACTCCTTCAAGCACAGGTCAATGATTTGCCCTTGTGTTGGTGGGTAATCCTTGTAAATGACCAGCGCTTTCTTAATGCCGTTGATAGCGTCACGCGTGCTAAACGCGCTGAGTTCCTCTAGCCAGTCGTCTTCACACTTTTTCCAATCGCCGTGCTCACCCAGTCTTGACGTCCATAAGTTGCCGTATCGATTGGCAAACTTAACAAACATCTGCTGTATGAGTAGCCTATCAACCTCGTTATTGAGGTATTGCACCGTGCTCATAGGTTTCGCCCCTGTTCTGTTTCTGTAAATCGGCCTGGTATTGGTCAAACGAGCTACTCTTTCCCCCCGATGACTTCTTGGGGGTTGAGGCTTCGGTTACTTCGTCTGTCCATAGCTTGTTGCCGAGGTACGTTGCAGGGTGAGGGATGAACTGTTTATCTTGCCATTGGGGTTCGTGCTTACTTCGGGTTAGTACGTCACAGCATATGAGCGTTACGATTGACGCAAACTTTTCTCTATCCCATATCTTCTTGCTGCGCACCTTATTTTTCTTGACTGGGTAGCCTTTCCAAAATTCGTCAAAAGCATCGTCATTTCGTTTGCGTGCAATGTCAGTTGCACTATCTATAGGGGTTATATTATTTATATCTTCTTTGTTTATTATACTCTTTGTTTTATATGCGTCTGGATTTACCGTATCTGGTTTTACCGTGTCTGGTTTTTCCAGAACTGGTGTGCATTGCACACTTGCACATTCCTCTGGACGTAGGTGCAGCCTATAGTGGAAGCGAACAAAGCGACCTTTGTTGCGAATCTCACGGCGTGTAAGTAGGTTCATTTCGATGAGTGTATCTATGATTCCGTAGATTTTATCTTTATTGCACATGAACAAGGAGGCAAGATGTTTTACGTTGAGCTTCCAGGACGAAGGACGGCAGGTAAGATACATATATAAGCCACCGACATCTAATCTTTTTATGCTGTTTACGGTGGTATTTACGAATATGGTACAGCCTGATTGCTCCTGATCAAAAGAGCCGTCAAATTTATCAACACCGCTCTCGTCTGTACTATCTTGTGACATAGCTTGTCCTTTTTTTATTAATAGTTGACCTATCCGTAGTCATTGCTATAATTGCACGAGCAGCCCTGACAAGCTCTAAATCGTGTTGGTAGCTATAACTACGAACATACAATCGGTGTGCGGTGTTCTATCACCGCCACTACCCCTTCCGCACATCCTAATACAGTTCGCACACAATTATAAGTACCCTCACAGTATTATTTAAACAAATAAAATTATTTTGCACTAAACGCTTGCATGTATTATTCTTCCATTGTAAAATTACTTAAATCAGTAATTACTGAAATAAAAGCAAGGGAGAAGTAGGATAATGGCTAAAGACTCGGGTTCTAATGTCACCACATTTACGATGAGGATACCAAAAGATATGGTTATCTTCCTTAAGAAGACAGCAGCAGTCCAAGAAGAATCAATGTCGTCAATAGTAATGAGATGTCTTGATAAATACAGGAAGAAGCTAGAAGCAAAAGTAACACAGTAATTAAGTAATTAAGTAATTACAGAACTTTGGGGTAAGTGGCTCGAACCATTTACCCCGATGAACATAAATAATCCGTACCAGGAGTTAAACATGAACAAGCAAAGTGTAGCGCATAGCTATGTGCAAAATCAACAACCGTCATCATGGATTGATGACCCGTTCCAATTAGGAACACATGCTTTCAAGGGATTGAAGCCTATGAGTCACAAGAGAAATCTTGAAGATTATGTACAAGAACTAGTCGCATCATGCGGCATTTACTGCCAAGACCATTACGATTTACGACTGGAAATGCTCACAGAAGAAGAGCAAGACCAACTCGTACACCTCTATATAGAATCTATCGACCGTGAAATAGAATGGGCGTGTTATGGCGCAGATGAATCGATTAACAGCGACTTTCTATGCTCTATGCTTGCCATGCTCAAGCTCAATACCAAAGAGTCACGCGAAGAGTTTGCAGAAACCACAAGACGAAACTTACTTGCTTACTACAAAGAAACCTTAGAAGACCTATTGCACACAGGCTGCGAGTTGTATTTCACAAACGAAATGCACGAGGCAGGTTATCGCGCTGATTATTGCCGTGACAATGGCGATGTTGTTTGGGGGAAATTCTAATGACTGAATTATATAGCGGCTATGAATTTGAGGTATACCCAGATTATGAGGCTAGTTACGATTTATTAGATCGTGACCCCAATATTAGTTCGACAAAATGGGTATATACGATTTTATTGAACGATCCTGAGCGAAAGTTCTGGACTGGTGAGGACTCAATAGAAGCTGATGAATGGTTCGATTCGGAACAAGAAGCAAGATTCGCCGCGATACGCCATATCGACAGTTTAGAAGATGGTCCAGACGAACCAGATTATGACGCACCAACAGCAAAAGAAATGTATCAACGGGCGCATGAAGACAGACAACAGTTAAGGGGTTGATGATTATGAAGGACTATATAACAGCTAAGGATAGGATTAATTTATTGAGGAGTAAGAAATGGAAGGTGATTGTATGGGTTGCGGCATGTCTGCCCAAGAAGTAATGAAACAGCATGAAATAACAGAAGAAGAAATGACGGAAGAAGCAGTATTTACAGATAGCGGGTACTGGTATTGCCACACGGACTGTCTGCGCGATAGTAGATAAATACTTTATGCGCACCATTTTACTGATGTCGGGAATATGGTGCGCATATGGAATTTATTTCGTAAGACCTTAACTGGTCATAACTAGTGGAGAAGTAACATGGCGTTACGTGGCGTTAAACCTGAAAGCATACAGAAAAGATTGAAAGCATTATTTTATGGAACAAGCGGCGTGGGAAAGACTACCGCAGCCATATCTTTCCCAAAGGTCTATTTAATAGATACAGAGCGAGGAAGTGAAAATAGTCAGTACACTACCATGCTTTCTAAAAATGGTGGCGTTATATTTCAGACAACAGACTTCGATGAAGTAATAACAGAAGTAAAATCTCTGTTGACAGAAAAACATGAGTACATAACGTTGGTCATTGACCCGCTAACTACTCTTTACAATGATTTGTTGGATAAATCTGCTATCAAAAATGGAACGGAGTTCGGCAGGCATTATTCTGAGGCAAACAAAAAAGTTAAGCATCTAATGAACCTCCTATTGAGACTTGATATGAATGTGATTATCACCAGTCACGCAAAAAATGAATACGGTCAAAATCTATCTGTGCTTGGCTCTACTTTTGATTGCTATAAGAAAATTGATTATTTAATGGATTTGGTGTTCGAAATATCAAAACGTGGCAAAGATAGGGTTGGTATTATTAAAAAATCGAGAATCGAAGGATTTCCAGATAATGAAACATTCCCTTTTTCTTATAACGAAATAGCAAACAGGTATGGGAAAGATGTACTTGAGCGCGATGCTGTTGCTCAGGAATTGGCTACAGATGAACAAGTAAAAGAGCTCATACGATTAATCGACCTAATCAAGGTTCCTATTGAAATATACCAAAAATGGCTAGATAAGTCTTGCTCAGAAAAATGGGATGAAATGCCTAAAGAAGCCATACAAAAATGCATCGACCATTTGTCATCAAAGATTAAAGGCGAATAAAATGTCAGGGCATTTTGGAACTAAATTTAAATACATAAAAGATAGGAAAGATGAAAAAATATTAAATACTGATAAAAATAGATTTTTGTCTTATGTATCATTGCCCAATGAAACAGGCTGCATGCTGTGGATGGGCGTAGTTGGTAATTGTGGATATGGACAATTCTTTCTTTTAAATAAAAAACATATGAGACCACATAGAATGGCATATCAATATTTTAAGGGTAGACTAACCAAAGAAATGTTCGTATGTCACCACTGTGATCAAAA